CAGCCCATTCCTCTAGGAGATCCTTATGGCTGGAATCATCATGGGCAATACGCAGGCGCTGGGCGTCATTTCGGTGACGCTCTCGCCCGCGCAGGTTGCCGCCAACACCACGGCAGAGCAGACCTTCACGGTTCCCGGCCTCAAAACCGGCGACTTTGTGGACGTCAACAAGCCGACTGCACAAGCTGGCCTCGGCCTGGCTGGCGTGCGCGTTTCGGCAGCTAATACGCTTGCCATCACCTTTTCGAACAACACCGCCTCCCCGATCACGCCGACCGCGTCCGAAGTCTATTCGGTGCAATACACGCGCCCGGATTCGACCCAAACCGGCGTCGTCGCCTAACTCTGGCCCGCTTCGGCGGGTCTTTTTCGGAGAATGGGGATGCAAGAATTCCCGAAGTGCCTGTATCTGAACGGCGACGTGGAAGACGAATTCAAGATTGTCTTCTCGCCCGAAGAGGAGGAGGCCATGCGTTTTGATGGCTACGCCGATGCCGGAGCGCCCAAGCCTTCCGATGAGGTGATCAGCCTTGAAGAGCAAGCCGCTGCGCTGGGCGTGAAAGTGGACAAGCGCTGGGGCGTGGAGCGTCTCACTGCAGAGATTGAGAAGGCCAAAGCCTAGGACATGCCATGACAACCGTCTCGGACGTGGTAACTCAGGCATTGATGGATGCCGGGATCATCGGGGAAGGTCAGACGCCTTCTGCGGCCCAGACGGCAACCGCCATTGCCACGCTGAATCAACTGCTGGCGCAGTGGCGCACGTCGGATCTGGTGGTCTATGCGCTGAAGACGCTGATCCTGCCAGCGACGGGCGCAGTGAGCTATACCATCGGGCCCGGCGGCAATCTGAACGTAGAGCGCCCGGTGTCGGTGGAAGCGGCAGCCTGGCGGGATGGCTCCGCTCCTACTTCCATCCTCTTTCCGCCGCTCTACATCATGGCGTCGCTGGCCGACTGGCAGCGTATCGCTTTGCAGGGCATTCCCGGCGCGCCGCCCAATGCCATTCTGTACGAGCCGACGTTCCCGCTTGCCACGCTCTACGTGTGGCCGCAGCCGTCGTCTGGCCAAATCGAACTGACGGTCAAGGTCACGATGCCGACCTATACGTCAGTGGGCGATGATATGGCGCTCCCGCCCGAATATGCGGCGCCGGTTCGCTTCAATCTCGCCAAGTGGCTGTGTGCGGCGTTTGGGGTGCCGTTGCGTCCCGACATTGCGCAATTGGCGTCTGCCACGTTCCGCGTGATCAAGCGCACCAATACGCGCTTCCGCGAACTGGCCACGCCGCCCAATCTGCCGCAGGGCTCCTTGCAGCCCCGTTTCAACGTCTATAGCGGAGAGGCGTAATGCGGATTCCGCTTACCTCTGGCGCTTCCTCGACCCGCAGCAAGATCAGCGGCACGGGACGGATGGTCAACCTCTACCCGGAGGTGAACCCGGACGGCTCGCCCGCTCCGATGACCTACTACGGCACGCCGGGCTTGTTGCTGTGGAGCACGCTTCCCGGTGACGGTGAGGTGCGCCTGTTGTACGTGGCGAGCTCGGGAACGCTGTTCGGGGTGCGTGGCCCGACGATCTATCGCTATAACGCGGGATCCTGGGTCAGCCTGACGAACCTTGGCTCGACCTCGGGGCGCGTGGTGGCGGCCGACAATGGCACCGATGCGGTCTTTGTGGACGGCTCTCCGGTCGCACCCACAATCCATCTGACGACCTACGCAACCGGGCTGATGAGCGGCGATGGATGGTTTGGCGCGGATTTCGTCTATTTCCTCAATGGCCGGCTGGTCTTCAACAAGCCCGATACCCAGCAATTCTACTGGACCGGGCTGTATGCCTTGACCATTGATCCACTGGATTTCGCCAGCGCGGAAGGCTCTCCCGACCTGATCGTGTCGATGATTGCCGACCATCAGGAACTGTGGTTCTTTGGCTCGGCCAGCCTGGAAATCTTCTATGATTCCGGCGATCCCGATGCGCCCTTTGCCCGCATGCAGGGTGCCTTCAACGAAGTTGGCTGCATTGCGCCGCATAGCGTCAACCGGCTCGACAATACGATCTTCTGGCTTGGGCGTGATCGAAACGGCGGCAATATGGTGTTTCGGGCGGCCAACTATCAGCCGCAGCGCATCAGCGATCATGCGCTCGAAACGGAAATCGGCTCCTACTCGCGCACCGATGACGCGTTTTCGTGGACGTATCAGGATGATGGCCACACGTTCTACATGCTGACGTTTCCCACGGCCAGCAAGACATGGGGCTTCGACGTGGCCACGGGTCGCTGGCATGAGCGCGCCTACCGGAAAACCGATAACACCGAAATCCGGCACCGCGCGAATTGTCACGCCTATTTCAACAATCTGAACCTGGTCGGAGATTTCGAGAACGGTAAAATCTACCAACTCGACATGAATACCTATACCGACGATGGCGCGGAGATTCAGCGAATCAAGGACTTTCCGCACATCACGAATTCCGGCTACCGTCAGTTTTTCCGCCAATTCATCCTGGATTGCCAGGTGGGCGTGGGCAATGCGGGCACGAGCTCGACTGGCGAAACCGACCCGGAAATCTGGCTATCGTGGTCGGATGACGGCGGCAACACGTTTTCCTCGACGCTGACGCAGAAGCTCGGCCAGATTGGCCAGTATTGGCAGCGCGTGCAGTGGACGCGGCTCGGCATGGGCCGGGATCGGATTTTCCGCATCGGCACCACGGCTAATGCAGCCATCGCGTTTCAGGGCGCGTTCCTGGAAGCGCAGAGCGGCACGTCATGAGCACGGTTGATCTTCCCAATATCCGCGAACCCTTCCTCGCTGCGAACGGGCAGATTAGCCGCGCGTGGTGGATCTGGCTGCAGCAGTTGATGACCCGCATTGGCGGCTCGGGCGGCACCGATATTGCCGTCATTGAGGCCTTGGTGCGGGCACTCGTTACACTGACGGCGGATCAGGGCACGGAGATTGCCGGGCATGTGCCATTGCCGCCGATGGATGCGGAGGCGCTGTTTGATCAGTCGCAGGTCGGGGCAATTCCTGCCGATTATGCCGCCTTGGCGCCCGTGCAATCGGTCTTCGGGCGCACTGGCGCAGTCACGGCGCAGAGCGGGGATTACACGGTCGGACAGGTGACGAATGCCGCTTCCGTGCTCAATACGCTGGCCCAATTCGCCGCTACTACTTCGGCGCAACTGGCGGGCGTGCTGACGGATGAAACCGGCTCCGGCGCGGCGGTCTTTGCCAGTTCCCCGGCCTTGGCGGGTACGCCGACGGCACCGACCGCAGGCGCGGGCACGAGCACGACGCAGATCGCGACGACGGCTTTTGTCGCTACCTCGTTCGCGCCGCTCGCCTCTCCGGCTCTGACTGGCACGCCGACCGCACCGACTGCCGGGGGTGGCACCAATACCACGCAACTGGCAACGACCGCATTTGTGCAAGGGGAAATCGGCTCGACATGGAATACCTATACGCCGACCGTGACGCCATTCTCTGGCACTTTAACCACGGTCGCGAATCAGGCCGGGCGATATCGCCAGATCGGCAAAACCGTGCATCTGGTGGTGCGTTGCTCGATCACGACCAATGGCACTGGCGCGGGCGGGATTATCTTTACCCTACCCGTGACCGCAAAAACCGTCAGCCCGGCAGTGGTCTGGCATGGTGCTGGTCGCGAGGATGGCTTGACCGGCAATATGCTGCAAGCCTCGATTGGCTCGGCGGGAACGACAATGGGCGTGCTGACGTATAACAATGGCTATCCCGGCGGCAATGGCGCGATAATCGAAGTCTCGATTACCTACGAGGCGGCATAAATGACAATCACGTGGAAAACTCTTGGCCAGGCTGTGCTTACTGCAGGCAATACGACCGTTTATGGGCCAGCAGCGGCCAGTACTCGCGCCAGTGTCTCGGCGGCGCAATTGTGGAATCCGACCGGTGCCCCGGTGACGGTGAGTGTGTATCTGCTGAAATCTGGTGGTGCGGCAGGGGACGCCACAAAGGTCGATAGCGTGGTAGTGCCTGCTACAAGCCCGAAGACGGTTTTCGGCTTGATTAACCAGAAGGTCGAACCGGGCGGCTCGATTGTCGCAGTGGGCAATGGCGTAACCTTGACGATTAGCGGCTCGGAATCGGTATGAATCTCGTGCATCGGATAGAGCCGGTCGTCTCGTTTGGCATGACGCCTCGGGAGAAGGTATTCAGCCTCGAAAAGGCATTGCAGGAACTGCCGCAGGTGGAATGTCCGGTCTGGCACCATTTCGCGCCGGGCCTCTACGCGCGCAAGATGCTGATTCGGCAGGGCACCGTTTTAACCGGTGCGGTGCATAAGACTGAGCATCTTTGCATTATTTCCGGCGATATTGAGGTGACGACCGATGAGGGTGTGCGCAGAATCACCGATTCTCATGCGATAATCACGTCGAAACCGGGCGCCAAACGCGCGGGTTATGCCCATGCGGATACCTATTGGACGACGGTGCACGCGACGGAAGAAACGGATTTAGACAAGCTGGTGGAGGAATTAACCACTTCCACCAATCAGCAGTTACTGGGCGGCACTGAAAATAAGCAATTGATCGCCAATCAGGAGGAAAAGCCATGTCTTTCGGCGTAACAGCGGCTGTTGTCGGCGGCGCCGCAGCTCTTGGCGGGGCGGCAATTGCGGCCAATGCGTCCAAAAAAGCGGCCAATTCGCAACGCGATGCGGCCTCGCAACAGGCCCAACTGCAATACGACCAGTATCAGCAGTCCCGGCAGGATCAAGCGCCTTGGCGCAACGTCGGCTCCAACGCGCTGAATGAACTTGCCATGCGGCTAGGCATTGGCGGCTCTGGTGCGGCCTCGGGTGGCTCGCTGGCCAATGCGTCGCTGGTGGATACGTCGTCCGGCATTCCGATGCCGAATGCCGAACTGTATGCCACGAACGATGCTTATCGGCGCGCCTGGGATGATCAGCTTGCCGCGCATCAGGCGGGCTTCGGCTCGGGCTATACCGCCTATAGCGATCCGTCGATGCTGGATACCCAGCTTCGCGCCCGCCTTGGGCCGGAAATCGCGCAGGCATCGCAAGCCCAGCAACAGAATCCGCTGTATGGCTCGCTGCTGAAGAATTTCACCGCGCAAGACTTCCAAACCGATCCCGGCTACCAGTTCCGGATTGGGGAAGGGCAGAAGCAGATTGAATCGTCGGCGGCGGCGCGCGGTGGCTTGCTGTCGGGTGCAGCGGCAAAGGCGTTGACCAAGTACAACCAGAACTTCGCCTCCAACGAATACGGCAACGTCTATAACCGTTTCAATCAGGATCAGGCGAATCAGTTTAACCGGCTAGCATCCTTGGCGGGCGTCGGCCAGCAGGCCACGAATCAGATGCAACAGGCTGGCCAAAACTACGCGGCGAATGCAGGCAATGCGCTGCAATACGGCGGCACGGCGCGGGCCTCGGGCTATGCCGGGCAGGCCAACGCGCTGAATGCCGGCCTTGGCGGCGTCGCGGGTGCCTTTGCCAACTACAACAGCCCCTACACCACGGCGCCTTCGGCCTATGGCTACACCGGACAAGGCTCGCTCTTTGGCGCACCGAATAGCGGCGGCGCGTCGGGCTATGGACTCAGCGGCGTGACCGGCCTTAACTCGGGTGTGAACTACAACTCCAACCCTTATTCGAGCTTCGGAGGTTCCTATGGCGGTTGAAGTCGATCCCCTTGCCTTCCAGAAAGGCTTTCAGGCCACGCAAAACCTCTATGACACGGCTCGCCAAAATCGCCTGGCG